TGCGGCAATTCAATTATTGTGTATGCGTAAACAGAAAAAACAATTGGTGGACGCACATGAAGGAAATTGGTTTATTGATACGGAAAACCGGGATAATGTACGAGCAATTGATTTCGGACGTGTGGCTGATATCACCGACAAAGATATGATACTGGATGAAATCTGGAAATATAAACGTTCGCGGCAGTCGGCATTTCACACGAAAACGTCACAGGGCACATTCCTCTCTAAAATAACAAGCAAGGCCGCATTAGAACCGCATTATGACCGGTTCATCGGAATATTACGTCAGACATCATCTCTGCCATTTTTGGTCGAAATGTCGAAACATCGGCGCAATGCGGGTGCTGCTGCGGCTGCTACGGCGGATTCTGACGCAGACGACGAGTCGCGACTTGATGTCCACCGAAATATCCATTTTTGTCTTGTATTTGCGTCCCTTATCGACAACGCAATCACGTCAAATAGTTATCCTGACTGGGACCAACCGCAAATGATATGGGCGTATCAAGAAATATGGGGCGTCGATATTATCCCGGATAAAGATAAGAAACAACCGATACACCACATCCATACGCTTGATTTCGATTATGATGTATTCAAGGCCAATATGAAATCGGCAAATATCTCCTGTCGGCGTGTCGTCAAATCCTATGACGAAATTGCTCGACTTATTTTGCTTTATACCGCAACTCCCGACGGTTCATCCGCCAAAACATATATCACGCTGGCAGATGCCGTCACACGCAAGAAAAAGACCGCAGTTGCGCGCGGGATTACCGCAACTCGAATGGGTGAATTTGTATCTGTTAATGAGATTTCTAATACCGGTAACGGTAACGGTAAGAATAAACCAATAATAAGATGCGCTATTCTTGGTGGAGGCAGCGGTGAGCTTAGAACAAGGCGACGTCGGCGACGTTAAATAGTATTTGAATAATATACTTTTGAAAGTAGGATTATTATTACTGCGAGTAATACGGTTTATCGAACAGATTAAACCGCTACACAGTAATAATAATCATTGAAGACTGTTTTGTCTTTTACGCTGCGGCTCATTTTGGCGGTGGAGAAACCTTCGGATTCTGACGCTTTCGCAATCGTATTCCATGTTTTCAGGACTTGATTGGAACCCACCAATCTCTTTTCCACCTTCTTGCCCGTGGTTGAAAGTTGGACGCCGATGATGGGGTTTGCGCCTTGTTCTTGGATAACGGATTGTTTCAATTCGGTATAACTTTGGCTTAAACCCAGTCCGTAATACCCCTCATTACTCGTGGTTTCATACCAAATTGTCGCCTTCAACGCGTTGGGGGAAGCATTAAGATACGTTTTCAGGTTCTTCATATCATTTTCGGTAAGTGTTTGTCCGACAGACAACTTCCATTGCTGATATTCTTTCAGGAGCGTTGAGTTCAGGATTTTGCCGGTGTCGGAGAATTTACAGCACTGGAAAATAAAGGTTTCCACACTAAACTGCGCTGGGTTTTCGGCATCGTTTGCGATGACCTTCTTATATTCAACTGTCTTCAACTTGATACCCTGATAGCCGTGAATACGACCGATACGTTTGGGTTTAAATTTGACGTCCATATAATGCTTCAATGCGTGGAAGGTCTCTTTCGCTGGTTTTATATGGGACCAAAGACGAAAACGTCCTTCAAGGTTCACGGATTCCTCTTCCACATCGGGGCGCACAATACAGCAGGTTGCGACGAATTCATTGAATTTTTGTGTCATTTCATCGTCGGGTAAAAGAATGTGTTGAGTGAATGGGGATTCATTCTCAGTCGCAACAACTTGAAGTGCCTGCGACTGTTGCGCGGTCTTCTCGCGGAGTTCATTGTTCGCAAGCGTGAGGTCGTGGATGGCCTTGTTTTTTGATTCGAGGTCACTGACAAGTTTCGCGTTCTCGGCCTCCAATTCTTGATTGCGCTGAATGAGACGGTTGAAATTTTCTACATTATACATTCTAGCGTGAATAATGTCTTCAATATGCTTTGTAAGGCGCGCAATTGTGAAATTGGTGCTATCATATGCGATGATTTCGGTTTTGTTTTTACCGGCAACTTCAATCGTGCGAAGTTGGCGCTTGATTTTGGGGTGTGCTTTAATATTGTTTTCAATTTCGGACCTGTTTGTCACACGAAATGCGCCGGCGAGGATGAAGTTTTCGTATTTCTTGTGATGGTCTGCGACACGGGTGGCCAAGTCATTAGTCTGTCCGAATTTGACGAGTTTTTCGTTCTCGGCGTTGGTGTTGTCGATGGTGCCGAAGTAAATTGTTTGAGTATTCACTGGAAATTGGCTGATAAGGGTTTGTTCAATTGCGCGTTTCTTTTCTTGGGTCAGGGTGATAGTGGCTTGGTTGAGTTGCGCGTTTGTTTGTTCGAGTTGCGCGCGTAACTGAGTTGTTTGTTCGTCAACGGTCATAAGAATAATTTCTTCCAGGCGCAAATAATAGTCATGGATTTCACCGGCTTTCTTGGTCTGTGCTTTCAAACACAGCAGTTTGAAGCATCGGATGGTGAGTTTGATAGTTTGCTTGTTATGGCCACCGTGTTTTTTGGGTTTGTCGGAACCGGATTTGTCTGGCGAATGAGATGGTTGTTCGTCGTCGCTATCATCTGATGTGACAATTTTATAATCAACATCAAGTTTGAAGTTAGTTTCAATCATTGTTTTTGCGGTTACCTTTTGCGTGAATCCAAGCCATCTCCAAACATTATCCAAATCAACAACAAAGTCAGTATTCTTATCATAATTGAGGTAACAATAAAAACTACTGACAAACAGTTGTTGCTCGAATGTACTGAAGTTTTCTTGGATTTTTTCGAGGAGAAAATTGTTGTATGTTTGAGACAACTTTGTAATCGGATTTTTCTCGATGAGTTCAACAATGTTGAGAGTCGCGGAAGAGGCGGTGGAGGCAGAAGAAGAGGTGGACATCGTTATGAGTGTAGGTTATACTATGTATAGACGGTTGTCTTTAAGTTGTTTTTAGATACACAACCAAGTTTATACAAATAAGATTGTAATATTAATTATAAACATAAAATTGAACTGAACTATAGATGAATAAGTGGAAGATACGTTTTTATATTATGCCGGAATTCACGCGCGATTTGGATGAGTCGTTGTCTTGTTTTCAGACATCAAAATACAATTTAATAAGACACTTGGAAAGGAACTACAGAGAGAATATCCATTATACAAGGTCACAACTGAAAGTAGTCAATGAAACAAAAAAACAGAATGGCGGACATAACCGTATCGTATATATGCTTACGGAAGAAGCGTTTGAACTCTTCAAGAACTCATTTAACTTCAGAAACAAATACATTGTTGCCGCATCTCAACAAGTACATGTTGTCAGATTTCCGATGTGTATTGAAGGACAGACTATCGGGTTTATTGAAAATGCGTATAGCGGTTTACGTTCGATGTCCCGACAGTTTCAGATTGGGCCTTATCGGGTCGACTTGTGCTTTACGGACGATTTCATTGTCGTGGAATGCGACGAATACGGACATAGCGACCGGTTAGTGGCGAACGAAGTGGCGAGAGAGGACTTCATCAAGAATCAGGGTTACGCAATAATACGTTATAATCCGAATGAACCTGTATTTGATTTGTCGGATGTGTTGAATCGGATAAATAGGAGGTTGATGTTGCTTTTATAAATCAAAAGCGGATTTTATAAAAGCAATGGTCGGAATACGGTCGCTTTTACATTTGAAAAGCGATATTTATGAAAGCGACGGCTAAAATGACGCTTGCTTTTATAAACGAAAGCGAAAATGATGGTTAAAATACTATTTTCGCCATCTTACTACACCCAAATGTAAATCAACATGATTATAAAATTCTAATATTAGAATCTTCATTTAGGATAGCCTAAAGCAAGATTATCATCAAATATCGTTCTCGCAATCCCGAGACCAACTTTCCCATCACCACTTACTCTTCTTCACGTTAATCTTCGGCGCCTTACTGGTTTTCGAGGCATTAGGGTCATACGACTGCTCTCCTTCGTCATCAGAACCGAGATTCTTCGATATTTCCCAGAACTCCTTACTGCCCAGCTTGAATGGCCCGTGCTGTTGTGCCTTATACCAGAAGATTTGGTCCTGTAATTTGTTCGATTTCGCGTTGTTATTGATGACGAGACACTCATAATTCTCGGTACACTGGTCCATGACCTGACAAAAGCTCTCAAAAGTGGGGAACATACCCGCATAATTGTCATAGATTCGCTTACGATTCGCAATATATGGCTCGCGGAGGATAAAAACGTAGTCGATATTGGTGCGGAGATTTGGAGGGATACCCAGGGGATATTGCATTGTGATGACTAACATGACCTTCCAATGACGTCCGTTCATAAACAAAAGCCTCATCATCACATCCTTCGTCCACTTGTTATCATACAGACAATCATCCAATACAACAAATGTACGCGGGTCAATGGACGACTTCTTATACATATCCAGTTCCTTCTTCACCTGCTTCAGGACCGCCTTTTGGCGCTTGAGAATATTTTCGATGATAGCGGTGTTATACGCGTCATGGATGAAGAGTTTTGGCACATGGGCTGCGAAAAACCCGTTGCCGGCTTCTGTCCCTGAGATGACGGTTCCAATGGGGATATCCTGGTGGTGAAACATCAAGTCCTGAACGAGAAAACTTTTACCTGTATCACGTCGGCCGATGAGAACGATAACGGGCCCCTTAT